TACTATGGCCGCTACAGGCCAGTTAACTATTAGTGCCAATAAAATCATAGAATCATCACAAACAACAACCACAAGAAGTGCTCAAGGAGAGTATCACACATACGGTTCTCCTATTGACCATAATTAACACTATTAGAACTGGCTGGGCTTTCTAATCTATAAAAGTAGTAAGTAACATATGAATATATCGAAGCGGCAAACTCAAGGCAAAACCTTAGCCCTATATACAGGAATTTTTTTCGTGCTATTTTTTGTTCTATTAAGTGGCTGTGTCAAAGTGTCAATAGCGTGTAAAGTAGATAAAGTAGATGAAATCGCATCCGCGGTCGAAGACTGTAAAGAAAACCCTACTATGGGTATTAAGGGAGAGTTTTAGAGATTATTACTTTTATACATAGTTATGTTGAAACCAAAAGAACCATGCTAGAGCTAACAGATAACGCAATAAAGAGATTAACTTACATAGCAAATAAGGCAGGCACTCGTTATGTGAGATTAGATATTAAGGGTGGTGGATGTGCAGGCTTTGAATATAAGTGGTCTACTACAGATATAAGGGAAGATACTGATTGTTTATTAGGGAACGTATTAGTGGTCAGTTTAGAGTTAGAATTGTATTTACTTGGTACGACCTTAGATTGGGTAGAGGGTGAGTTTAATAGTGAGTTTAAGATAACGAATCCTAATAGTAAATCTAGTTGTGGCTGTGGGGAATCGTTTAGTGTTTAATTGGTTTGAAAAGATTGTATTTGGTTGTTTTGCTGGGTATATGATATATGTGGTTGTATTAGCGGTGGCCAATACGATTTGTGATTGTATATAATTTCTAAAAATTTTTCGCAAAACTTCGAGCTACTTTAATGTTAACTGTGCGGCGAAATCTAAATATTCTGTATTATGTCGTTTATTCCAAAAGATTTTAAGATAACGTCTTCTCCTATACTAATCTCTATGCCACGTAATGGCTCTACGTGGGTGCAATCTTATATACGAGCTTATTATAAAAAATCAAATTATGGTGTGATACCTTCTATAACTAATAAATTAAACTATTCAACAGTTGACGAGTTTTTTGGTACCGAAGACTTTACTCAATTAGATACTAAAGCAAAAATAAACTTAATAGAAATGTTAGAAAAGATAAACCTTGTTATGTGTCATAAAGTATTTTCCTTTTATTTTAAAAATGAACCAGAGTTGTTTAAATGGTTTCAAAGCTTTTATAAAGATTATAATATTATATTATTAAGAAGACGTAACATATGGAAAACTTATATAAGTTGGATGTTTCATAACACAATAAGTCGGTATCTAGGCAATGGTAATGGTGGATTGCATTTTTGGCATGGTAAAAGTAATAATGAGATGAATGAAGATACACTAAAGTCAGCAATTCAGACTTATAAAATACCATTCAAATTTGACAAAGGTTCTTTTGATAACTTTACTGAAATGGTACGTTTTTTTCAGGATGAAGTACAACCTGCCTTTCCTAATAAATGGCAAATGTGGTTAGAAGATTTAACAGATGAAAAATTAGCTAAATGGTTTAATGTGGAAGTACAAACAGAAATTACACCTTTTAAACATTTAAACTATTTAAGTTATTATGACCCTAAAGAATTAAAACTAATGCAAGATGCCTTTGAAGAACGTTTTGAAAATGAGTTTAGGTTTTATGGTTATGAATATAAATAATGTTAACTGTGCGGCAAGTATAACGAATTGTTTAACCAAACTTTAAGAGATTTATCAAATGTAGGATGTTTCCAGTATTGTTCGTCTGGACCATTTCTATATCGTTCTGGTATATCTTTGTTTTTTACTGTTGCGTGATAACTTCTATCTATTCCTTCGTTTGGATATCCAACCCCTACTATAATTCTAGGCTCTGTTTCAGATTGTATAATCGTTTGTAAATGTTTATCTGGTGTAGTACGTTCTATAATTCTTTCAAAGGCACTACAATAACCTGTTTTGTATCCTAATAAGGCTGCAGTTAATGTTAATTGACCAGAAGATATACCTATTGAAAATGCTTTTTGTTCAAATAATGTTTGTCTTACTCCTTCACTTGCTTCAGGTCTTGTAGCAAGTATATGAGTACCACCTCTTAAATTTGCAGTATCATCAGACCAAATAAATACAGCGTTAGCATATATTTGAGAATTGGTAATACAGTATTCCTCTTTTGAATTAAACTGTCCATTCTTATCGCTAAATACTTCATCAATATTATCAGCACTAAACATAGTATAATTTTTAGTTGCTTGGTGTATTTTTTCTATAATTACAGGATCAGTATAAACTCTTAAATTAAAATGAGTTTCATTTTGTTTAGATGGTCCATTTGAAGCTGCATAGATTAGTGTTTCTATATCTTCTTGTGGTATTGTTTTTGTTAGATTATAGTTTCTTTGAGCTCGTTGCGTTATCGCTACAGCGTCTTTTATTTGTTTAGGTGTCATACAATATTTTGATCAACTATTTCCTCTTCTCTTTTTGCTTGTTGATCCCATTTTGTAAATAACTCTCTTTGTTCAGGCGTTATTCCGTTTTCGTTAGGTTTATAATATTTTTTTAATTCAGGAAAAATATCAAAAAAATTCATCTCCCATTTTGTTCCTTTATAAAATTCATCTACGTGTAACATATAGTCAAATACGTTTTGAATATTAAAATCAAAATCAGCAGGTCTTTCTAATGCAGCTACAATATCTGGCCAGTCTGTATATTTTGGTATTAATTCTTTTTTAATTTCTTCAGGTAAATTGTTAGGTCTAAAATGAGTAGGTTCTTCTATCATTGCCCAATTTAAACCATTAATAACAGGATTAGCTTTACACCAATCTATTATTTCATAAAATCTTAATACACTTAAATTTGTAACCAAACCATTAAAATCTACTTTAATATTTGGATGTTGTTTACAAAGATTTATATTTTCAAGTACTTCATTCCAATCAGTTCGTCTTCTCATATATTCAATTGTTTTACCTATACCATCAACAGAAACCACAATATAAACTCTTTTAAAGTGAGGTAAATAATTAAATGCGTTATGTTTTCCTTTTTTAGTTTTTGTTAAATTGGTTTGATATTTTAAAATAATATGTTTGGCGTGACCTGAGTCTATAACTTTTTGTAAAAGCTCATATTGTTTTTTCATTACAAAAGGTTCTCCTCCTATAATCTTTATACTTCTAACATAAGGTAGTAATTCTTCAACTTGTTCAATCATACCTTTTGTTTTATCTCTCATAACTTCTTGTATAAATTTTACTTTGTCAGAATTTTGTTCTCCCCAAACTTTATCATTCCAAACACCTTTACTCATTACTTTTTGTCTTGTTGTAGAATTTGCGTGATGACACATAAAACAATCTAAATTACATTCTGATCCAAATATTTTTAATTGTATTTCTATAGTTCTATATTCAAATTTAAACTCCGAAGTTTGTTTATACATTTCAACAGACTTTTGAATATCATCCCAAAACACTGGATCATTTGTATGAATTTTAAGACAAGATGTTCTACGTGATCTTCCATAACGGTCTTCATCCATTCTACATCTTTTACAAATCTCATTAACAGCCTTAAAATTAGTATTTGGATCTAACATTTCTTTTCTAATACTGTTTAGATATTCACTATCTTCCATCCATTCTCTTAAAGATGTATTTTCAACATTATGTTTTTCCGATTGTTTTCCAAAACAACAAGCAGAAAATTTTCCAGTTATTTCTGAATATACTTGGGTAAACGGTATTGTGCAGAACCAAATGTCTTTATCTTTGACTTGTTGTATAATTGATTTGGTAACTACTGGTTGATGAAGATTAGTTGGTTTAGCTTTACCACTTGCTTTAGTTGCGTCAGAAACGGTTTTCCACCATTCTTCAGTATTAACGTTTCCTGGTTTTGAATCATCTCCTGGTCCACTATGTGTCAAGTACTTAGGTATGTCTTTTTTCATATTTAAAAATTATATGTTCATTTATACATATTTAGTATAAATATTAGCATATAATTTTATATTCTATTTTCCGAACATTGCTGAAAAACTAACAAAGGACTTACAAGAGGACTTACACTTATGCCTAAAAAGCCTAAGAAGATTACACTTACGTCTTTAAAGAAAAAGGCGCCTAAGATACCAGATTTTACCTGTGTATCTATAGATAATGTTATAAGTAAATTAGAAAAGTTAGTTGAACGTAAAAAGGCATTAGATAAAAAACAACTTAAAGACTTAACAAAACGATTAGAAAAGTTAAGAAGTGCTAATGAGCGACTACGAGATAGTGGTATCTATTGGTACGAAAAATTAAAGTTATTAATAAACAACCGATAGGAGGGTATCCTATGAATTATTACTTTACAGGTACACTAATAATATTGTTTATAATATTTACGTTATTTGTTACACCTTATCCATATTAAACTGTAGAATAAAAAAAGGGCGCCATTAGGCGCCCTCTAAACAAACAACAAAGGTATTTTATAATTTTTTGTGTACTAGCTTCATCCAATTATAATCTCTATGAATTGCTAAAGTAGAAATTATTTTATTATTGTCAAAATCAATTGTAATTGTTTGACCACCATAACCATCCATTACAAATATATGTCTGTCTTTAGTATTAGATAAATCCATATGAAAAAAACCACCATAAGATTTTGTATTTGTATGAGCGTCAGTTTTATCTTTGTATGATATATTTTTTTTTATTCTATTTTCAAAAAGAGATTTTAAATATTGACCTTCACACGTATTGTTATTCCAATCTTCTAACATTGCAATTGCAATTCTCAAATAGTCATATCTTGTTATAAAAAAAGTATAAGATTTATTGTTATAGTTTTGTATATCTAAAGGCCAATTATTGTCTGTGTTTTTTTCAAACAGATATACATCATTTTCAATTTTTGCTTTAGTATTAAATACTTCATTCAATAAGTCTTCGTAATTCTCTTTTGATTTAAATACAACATAATTATGAACCACGTTAGTTAAAAAATTATTGTAGTAATATTTTGATTTTTGTTTTTTTGTATTTATCAAATCAGTCCTAACTGTGTCTGTTATATTAGCTTCTGAAGAAAAATTTTTACTATTTTTAAAACGTTGATCTTTTGTAAATAAATGATAATCACCAGCATTCATATTTAATAGGTCAATCAATCTTTGATCATAATAAAGTGTATTTTTTAATATTGGCCAATCATTCATTTTTTCGTTAATATTTTTTATGTATCCTTTACAAACAGCGTGACCAGTTATATATGATACAATACTTTTTCCAACAGAATTTGATATATACTTTGTTTCATTATTAAATATAATATCAAATTTTGGATTTATTTCATCTACTTTTATTTTACCATCATCATAAACAATATAACTTAACAAAGAAGTTTTTTTTAATTGACTTTCTACATATTTTTCTTTCGTTAAGTCAAATTTAAAAGAATAAGTATCTAGTGCTTTTATTTTATGATAAGGTTTTGTACTAGGAAATCCATTTACATATCTAAATAAATAAAAAAGTTGAGTGTCATAATTTGGTTTAACTTTTTCTTTGTTTATGTATTCAGGCATATTTAAACTATTATTATAAACTTTATAGTTTACGTTTTGTTGATTGTTATTTTCTTTTAAAAATTCTTTAAAAGCGTCTTCGGTCCAAGTCCAAGCAAAACTTTGTATAGTTGCAAATAAGTAAATAATAGCTGAAAATGTAAATATCTTTTTCATTAAGCAACTTCTAACATTGTCATTGGTACTCTATAAATTCTACCAGATAAATCAACTAAACATTTACTATTCATAATTTTAGTAATTACACCTGGAGTTTTTTTAGTTTTTTGTACAACATTCACCCTTGTACCAACCTTCATTTCATTTCTAACTTTAGATTTAATTAGAGTGTCAATCATAGCCTTGGTATCGTTTAATTGACTAATACTCATTTTGTTCAACGTTTCTATCATCATATATATTTCTCCTATTAGTTATTATTTTAAATATAAAGGTCCTGTCCATCTAATTGGATAGTTACCCGTTAACACATTTCCTCTTGGTGAGTTTAAAGCAGGTGCATTCCAACCAGCAGCCTTTAATATGTCACCTTTTTTAAAATGTTTAAAGTCTTCTTTTGCAATAAAACAAAAGACACCAGTATCATGTACAACTTTAATGTACTTCTTACCTTGTGTAACTCTTGTTTTTTTATCCCAATCAGCAACTGAATCTTTTGACCATTGTGATTGTTCGCCGTGTGCGTTTGTAGACCATTTTTCGTAGTCTGATTTTGCACCAGCCATCATATTTTGTATACCTTCATCTAAAGTATTAGCAGTTTTTGTAACCATAGTCATAGTGTTTTTCTCCTTTATTATTTGCCAAATACGGCAGTTAATGTTCCAGTAAATAATCCAGTCATTGTTAGCATAGTAGCAACAAACCATTGATCGGCCTCAACAGCCCCAGCAGCGCCAACCATACTCATTATAAAAATTACTCCAAAAAATACAGTAAGATTTTCTTTTATCTTGTTCATAGTGTTTTTTTCCTTTGTTATATTGTTCATATACTATTAATATACCGCATTTTTATGTAAAAATCAAGTAAAAAATGGAATATTTGTCCGATTCTTCCGTAGCTTGTCGGCATTCTGGCACATATAGAACAAAAGTAGAACAAAAATCGTTATAAATAGTAGAAAAACCATTAAAAAATGAGGAAATTATGGCAAAAATGCGTGAATTTCTGTTCTGGAACGAATCAGGACAAGAAGAAAAGAAAGAAAATACAAGTTTTAAGAAGGCTGTTAAGTCAGTCCAAGAAAATTTTAAGAATCAACTGATTGGATTTGAATATATTAGTAAAAAAGGCAAAAAAATCGTATCTTCAATACAATTACCATTAGGTAGAAAGAAAAAATTAGGTAAATAATGGCAAAATTAAGTAAAACGTTTGTAGCAAGAGAGAAAAATTATAAAAAAACATCACTAGGCAAGAAAAAACGAAGTGTTAAGTTTTCATCAATGAATAAATCTAAAAAACGTAGTTGGAAAGCGTATAACGGGCAAGGAAAATAGAAATATGGCCGTAAGAGAAGGAGATTTTTTAACAACTGGTCATGGATGTACGTCAATTACTACTTTGGCGACTTCTTTAATTAGAACAGTTAGAGCAAACGGCATTATAGGTGCTGTAAGAGGTACTCCTGTGTCACCTCATACTATTCCAAACAATGACGATCCGCCAAAATGTGTTTCTCACTCAGCAGTTTTAAATCAAGGTTCATCAAATGTTTTAATAGGAGGTATACCTTGGGGACGTGTAGGTGATAGTGCTGATTTTGGTGCAATGATTTCAGGATCCTTAAACGTTTTCGTAAACGGCAGATAATTCATATAAATATTGATATGGCCTACTCTAACTATGACGCTAGTACAACAAACAAAAGTAAAAGATCAAATAAAATCTATAGTGATTTAAATTTAAGTTTTACTAAAAATCCTGCAACTAAAGATGTTGCAAAGATATTTGATGTACAAGCAATTAAAAGAGCTGTTAAAAATATAATATTAACAAACAAATATGAAAGGCCTTTTAATTCAGATTTTGGATGCAATTTAAGAGGTTTCTTATTTGAAAATATAACAGATCCTTTATTAGTAATAATAAAAGATAGAGTTGCTATGGCAATTGAAAAATATGAACCAAGAGTTTCAGTAGAAGATGTTGTGGTTCAAAATGACGAAGAAAACAATGGATTAAATATTATGGTTTCGTTTTTAATAAACGGCACCGAAGCACCAGTTTCAGTATCAACATTTTTACAAAGAGTAAGATAAAATGGCACAACATAGATTAGACATATCAGAATTAGATTTTGAAAATATAAAAGGTTCACTTAAAAGATTTTTATCAAATCAAAACGAATTTAAAGATTACGACTTTGAAGGAAGTTCACTAGCAATTTTATTAGACTTACTTGCTTACAATACTCACTACTTGGCTTACAATGCTAACTTTGTTGCCAACGAAATGTTTTTAGATACAGCACAATTAAGATCAAGTGTTGCGTCATTGGCTAAATTAGTAGGTTATACACCTAATTCTGCTCGAGCACCAATTGCTGATTTAAAATTAGTAATTAATGATGGTACAGGTTCATCAATAACAATTCCAGCAGGTACAAAATTTACATCAGCTGTGGATGGATTAACATATACGTTTGTTTCAGTTGCTGATAAAACAGTTCAACCTGTTGATGGTGTTTACACAGCACAAAGTTTAAATGTTTATGAAGGAACATATGTAACATATAATTATACTTACAATGCACAAGACATTGATCAAAGATTTTTAATACCAAGTGATAGAGCAGACTCAACAACAATTAAAGTTGTGGTACAAAATAGTTCTGCTGATGTAACACAAAATACATACACAAGAGCAACTTCAATTACAGAATTAGATGGAACATCAAAAGTTTTCTTTTTACAAGAAGCTGAAGATGGACAGTATGAAATTTATTTTGGTGATGGTGTAATCGGTAAATCTTTAGACGATGGTAACGTTATTAATATAAGTTATGTCGTAACGAACAAAACAGAAGCAAATGGTGCTACAGCATTTACTCTTGCAGGTTCTATTTCAGGATTTACAGACATTACTGTTACAGTAAATTCATCAGCACAAGGCGGCGCTGAACCAGAGTCATTACAAAGTATAAAACAAAATGCTTCAAGCTTTTATTCTTCACAAGATAGAGCTGTAACAATAGAAGATTATAAATCAAAAGTTAAACAGTTATATGCTAATACACAAGCAGTTTCTGCTTGGGGTGGTGAAAATGCTGAAACACCTTTTTATGGACGAGTCTATATTTCTATTTTACCAACAAGTGGTTCTAATCTTACAGAGTCAACAAAGGCAAGAATAATAACAGACTTAAAAAAATATTCAGTAGCTTCAGTAACACCTGTAATTATTGATCCAGAAATTACAAATGTACTTTTAACGTCAACAGTTAAATTTGATGAAAAGGCAACCACAAAAACTGCTGATACTTTAAAATCAAATGTTATTACAACTTTAACAAATTACAATACAAACACTTTACAAACATTTGATACAATTTTTAGACATTCAAAATTAACAGGACTTATTGATGATACAGATGAAAGTATATTATCAAATATAACTACTGTTAGATTAAGAAAATCTTTTATACCTACAATAGGCAGTTCTACAAAATATACAATTAACTTTGCAAATGCATTATACAATCCACATTCTGGCCATGCTTCTGTTGAAGGTGGTATATTATCATCAACAGGATTTAAAATAGATGGTGACACAACAAATGTTTGGTTCTTAGATGATGATGGACAAGGTAATGTTAGAAGATATAGAATGGATGGCTCAGTAAGAGCATATGGTAATAGTACACAAGGTACAATAAATTATTTAACTGGTCTTGTAGAGGTAAATTCTTTAAATGTTTCTAATATAGAAAATGTTAGAGGTGCAGCTTCAACAGTTATCGAAGTAACAGTAAAACCAAATTCAAATGATTTAGTTCCAATACGAAATCAAATATTAGAAATTGATATTGCAAATAGTTCAGTTACAGTAGAAGCTGACACATTAGTAGGAGGCTCAGCAAACGCTGGTATAGGTTATACCACGACAAGTAGTTACTAAATGAAATGGCCGACTTTAAAAATAAAATATCAAATCTTTTAAACTCACAAGTACCTGATTTTG